AATGTGTCCTAATGTCATCACACATTAGGAGAATTTTTTTACGTTGTTCTTTTGGAATATAACCTGGTTTCATATTTCTAAATTATTATGATTGTGAACTTTTTTTCTAAAATCTTCATCCGTAAGATATAAATGAATACACCTATCGGCAAGCTTTTGTAGTGAGAACTTATGTCTCACGCAGGCTACTTTGAATTCCTCAAATAGCTCTGGTTGTATCTTAACACTTGTTAAAACTTTATCTGGCATGACATTTATAATTTTTAGTATTTACGTATATAAATATATGAAAGAGAGTTAAGAATGCTGTTTGTTACAAAGCTCTTTTTTATCATTAAATGGACACCATTTACACATATTAGATACTACCTTATTATGTTCTTTTACTAATGGTTTCCCCTTAAGATCAAAACATTCTTTAATAAAATTATCTAATACCTTTTGAGCTTTGCTTAATTTATTACGACCCGCTGCAGGTTTGTATAATTGTATGCGAGTGATATTATAGTCAGTATTTTCCCATACTTTACGGCGTAAAATAAAGAATTCCACCTCAATATTTTCAAGAGGTACATCATATAATTCATTAAAGAATTTTTTATAAAAGACAAGTTGCATTTGTTTAGTCTCATCTTTTTTCTCCTTATCACCCCATCCCTTAGTAGAGGTTTTTATATCATAAACATAAAATTTATCATTTTTTTCATCATATAAAACTAAGTCAATATAACCTTTATACATTATATTATTACCTAAGTTTAATAAAATAGGTATTTCAACTCCTACTAAATGCCATTCCTTTCTCTTAAAATATAAACTACGTTTCTTTTTTAGAAAGTCAAGAATAGCTACTCCATCTTCAAAAAATTCCCTTAACTCAGTTGGAGAAGAATAATGAGTATCTGAGTTCTTTTTATATTCTTCTTGGTAGAGATTTATAAATTTACTTTGAAAAAGTTCCTCTAAATTAACACTATCAGCTTTAGTAACTGATTCTTCATACATAATGGTAAGCCATTCCTGAATGGTTTCATGCATAGCAGTACCAAATGTGAAGTGAATAGAGGGAGAATCATCGTAATGCCCATCTCTATACTGAAGTGCCCATTTGTGGGGGCAATTTTGAAATATAGAGAACTGAGAATAAGAAATTACTTTATGGTAAGCATAATTTACCTCTGGTAATTGTTTATTTTTAATTTCAGTCAGTATCCTTGGCTCGGTTTTTTTCGCCATATAGTTTTTCTATTTTTTCTAAGTAGATGATAGCATCCATTAGTTCTTGTTTCATATGAGTAATCCATTCAGGGAATGATAGATCATTCCTATCCATGTTAACTCCATATTTGGTTTCACCTGCTTCAGCTCGAGTGGTAAATTGATTTATAATTGATTTTACTATACTATCCATTATTTAAACATTTTAACTATTTCTTTATCTTGATAACCTGCTCTATAAAGTACATTCTCTAAATCATCATTATCAATAGTAATTACAATATCAGAAGCTTCTCTTTTAGAACAATCATAAATTTTAGCAATAGCTTCTACAAGATCAGTTGTTGGTTGTTTCATAGTTGATTTAATGTATTTAAGCCAAACATTTTGTTTAGGTAATAATCCACAATATACTCTATAATATTTTTCTTTATCAGTATAAGGAATAGTTTGAACATAATTAACTAACTCAATAAATGGTTCATTCATTGAAAGAAAACGATTTACCATGTATGGATTAAAGGATTCCCTCTCTTTATCAGAGAAGGAATCCCAATCACGTTTTTTACCAGTTAGTTCTTTTAACCAATCAAATATATTTTTCATCTTCATTAATATATGTTTTTCCAAATGAAACCTCCAGCTGTTTTAGCTCTTCCTATTGTTACATTGGCTATACTAATAGGATTTATGTTTAACTCTCTTGATGCTTCAGCTTTTGAATTCCATTCTTTGATAAACTCTCCATTTTTATTATACTGGGTAACTGGTTTACTATTGGTTCCACCTAAGTTAGCTTTACTAATTGATTTCCTCCACTCATCAGTATACATAGAGTGATTTAATTTTGATTGGCTCATTTGTTTACGGGTTTGAAGGGAATGTTTTTTACCTTTATTAGAAGAAGCAATTTTTTGCTTAGTTTTTTCTTCCATTAAACCACCCCCTTCTCCTCCATGTTTGATATTTAGTCCTTCCTTAACACAATTGTATTGTTTGATATAAAATATCTCCTTATCATTAAGTTCTTCTAAACCACATATTTCTATAATCTCTAACATATGATTTTCAAATCCATATTTTTTAATAGAATTATTTAATTTATGTTGTTTTATTCTTGAACCTAGATATTTGTATTTATCTAATCTATTTTCTAAGTTAATAGATTGTCCTATATAAATTTTACCTTCAGGATTTGTTATTTTATATATTCCTATCATCGTCAATACATATGACGTAAGTCAAGAAATGTCATCAAATAGTGTCATATTCGTCTCTAAGGTCTGGTGGGAGTGTATCTTTTAGAATTTTACCAGTTTCTCCATCATAAAATACAGGGATGGGGAGAATTCCATCTTCAGAACCCTGAGTAATAAAACGTGATACTCGTCTCAAAACAAATCCTTGTTTCCAAATATCATTGCCAGCTTCAGTTGTCACTGCTACTGTTTTTTTAAGATCAATTTGGGGTTGCATCCCCATTTCCGGTGTTGATTTCTTCATATTCTATTTCTTTAATTTCATTACAAAAGTAAAACATATCTTCTTTTTTTAATACTGTATCACAATACCAATACTCCTTTAAAATATTGGGATCTAATTTTTCAAACTCTCTTATCGTACGATATAAAAGAAATTTTCGATCTCCAAACTCTATTATTTCTTTCATAAAACTTTTTTACCTGTTAAAGTTAACAACTTAGCAATACAAGCCATAATATTAATTTCTTTATCAATTCTAAAATTAGAATGATATAAATATTCTTCAATAATGATTATAGCTTCAGCATCTCGAGTAGTGTATTCATCTACTCTTTCATATAAAGCTTTATATAGTGCTTCAAAATCCTCTACATTAGAATCTGCTATAACTTGTCGAACTTGTTTAAATGATTTGTTATTAGGTAACAACTCAATAATCTGATCAATATAATTACTTGATACTAAAGTTTGAGGGTCAATAACTAATTCACCTTTTTTAGATGACATTTGGCAGATGTTAAGCATTTTACGAACATCTGGGTAGTGTTTTTTAACAATGTTAACTACACTATCAGTATCATAATTTACCTCTTCAATAGCTAATATTTTGCAAAGATGACGAGCTACATCTGCTTTACTAGGAGGTACAATTTTAAGTGTCTGACAACGAGATTGAAGTGGGTCAATAATACGTTCAATATAGTTGCAGGTAAGAATGAACCTAGTACTTTTAGAAAATGTTTCAATAACATTTCGAAGTGAAGCTTGAGCTTGAATGGTCAAAAAATCAGCCTCATCTAAAATAACCACTTTAAGTGGTTTAAAAGACATTGTACTAGCAAATCCTGATACTTTATCTCTAATGGTTTCAATACCCCTCTCATCACTGCTATTAATATAGAGATATTCACAATTAATATTTTTAACTAAAATTTTAGCTAGGGTTGTTTTACCACAGCCTGGGGGGCCATAAAAAATCATATGTTGAACATCATTTTCAGCTATATACTTAGCCATAATATCTTTAAGATGTTCATTGCCAATATAATTTTCTAAAACATCAGGACGATATTTTTCAACCCAAAGTGTATTATTGATAGCCATCTCCGTAGAAGTCAAATGTTTTAATTGGTTCAGGTTCTTTTTCTATTTCTACTCGGTCAACAGAATATAATGCTCCTCCAATAGGATCAAGATAAAATGCTTTATTAAATTTAGTTTTTTGAAAATATTTTTCTAATGTTTCTGTAAGAGAAGAGATTACAGTATTAGGATCATTGGTGAGAGCCCACCTGTCACCAGGTGGGACTCTCTTAGCAATGAGTTGTTTTTGTTCAACAGTTTCAAAACTTGCCATAACCTAAATTTAGTACATTCCAGGCATTCCTCCAAACGACTCTTCCTCTTTTTCTTTTGGTTTTTCAACCAAAGTACATTCAGTCAATAGAATAGTACCAGCTATTGAAACTGCGTTTTCAAGAGCACATCTTGTAACTTTAGTTGGATCAATAATACCAGCTTCAAAGAAATCAATATACTCACCTGTTTTAATATTGTAACCTATATTTTTATCTTCTTGGTCCAAGATGGAATGTTTAATGGAATGAACATCATCTCTTAATCCAGCATTAACAAGAATTTGTTCAAATGGTTTCTGAAGAACTGATTGCATAATTCTACATCCCAATTCTTCATCATAATTTTTAAGTTCACAAGCTGTGTTATAAGCTGAGTGGAGGAGTGCTAATCCACCTCCAGGTACAATACCTTCTTCAATGGCGGCTTTAGTAGCTTGAAGAGCATCATCAACACGATCTTTTTTCTCCTTCATTTCAGTTTCAGTGTTTCCACCAACATGAATCACAGCTACACCACCAACCAATTTAGCTAAACGTTCTTGGAGCTTTTCAGTTTCAAATGGTGAAGTAGAATTTTCAATTTGATTTTGAAGTGAAGAACACAATTCTTTAATAGCATCAG